ACGAGAACATCCTCGTCAACTATGTGTCTGCGCTGCCAGAGCCTGTCCGTGACGCCTTCGACAAGGGCCTCGATGCCAATGGCGTGCCGCTCGGCTACAATCCCGCGATTCGTCAATGGCTGGTCGCGCGGGCGCTTGAAGACAACCCGATCGCGACGGTTGTTCCTGGGGCCGGCGCCAATCAGGCCGACGCCATTGCCGACGAGATCGCCAAGATCGACAAGATGATGCGCGAGAACCGCTCGGCCTACAATAAGGACGAGAGAACGCAGAGTCGCTATCGCGAGCTGCTGACCGCGCGGGAGCGGCTGAAGTGAACGACGGCGTGATACTAATGGATTTCCGTCCAGGCTTCATGTGGTCGACGACCATCCTGCTGCGCGTGTTCGGCGCGCAATGGCGCGATGCGGATAATGATTGAGTGATGAGATACGTCCGCAAGCCCACCATGCGGGGTTACATCGAGGACGACACATATCCTGATCAAACTCCGATGCTTCCGTCTCTCCACGTCGAAGGGGCTGCGGAGGTCGACACGGGTTTGGTGTGGGCGGACGGCTCAACTATCTACCGCGTCTCTCCGCCGATTGGCTTCGGCCGCAACGATGAGTGGTATTGACGTACCACTGAGTTTCATATAAAGACCAATTTCGCCAGTTCCCGGTTCGGCCGCCCTGGTACCATATCAGACCCCGTTAGGGTATCTGGATCGCCCCGCAAGGCTCCCGATCCGGCCCCAGACAACGGCCACCTCTGAGAAATCCTGACAACGATTTTTCATTGGAGGCCAGCTATGGCTGATACTGCATTTCAGACCCAATATCGGCAGGAGTTCATCGCCACCTTCGAGGCGCATGAGAGCCTGCTGCGCGAATCCGTCACGACCGAAGTCGAGATCAAGGGCAACACCGCTACGTTCCTCGTCGCCGGCACTGGTGGCGCGACCGCCGTTACCCGTGGCGTCAATGGTCTCATCCCGTCGCGTTCCGACAGTCTGACCCAGACCCCGGCGACGCTGGTCGAATGGCACGACAAGGTGAACAAGTCGGGCTTCAACATCTTCGCGTCGCAGGGCAACCAGCGCGCGATCATGCAGATGACCTCGGCTGCCGTCATCAATCGCAAGATCGACGACGACATCATCACGATCCTCAACACCGGCACGCAGGACACCGGCGCCACGGCGCAGGCTTCCTTGCAGATGGTGATCCGTTCGAAGGTCATTCTTCAGCAGGGCGGCGTTCCAGACGACGGCAACATCTGGGCCGCCGTTTCGCCCGGCTTCATTGGCTACCTGATGCAGGCGTCCGAGTTCTCGAATTCGGACTATGTGACCCGCAAGCCGATCGACAGCGGCGACGCTTCGTGGACCGACAAGTCCGGCTACTACAAGTGGATGGGCATCAACTTCGTGTCGCACATCGGCTTACCGGGCGCCGGCGGCGCTTCCGAGAAGTGCTTCATGTACCACAAATCCGCTGTGGGCCATGCGGTCAACTCGGGCGGCATCATGTCGGCGGTCGGGTACAATGAGGAAGACGATTATTCGTTTGCCCGCACCTCGATCTACATGGGCTCGACGCTGCTTCAGAACACGGGCGTGGTTGTCATGAATCATGACAGCTCGGCCTGGGCTGCGGAATAAGGAGGATTTGACATGACTTATTCGACTTCCACTCCGCCGCGTCTGCAAAGCCAGGCAATTGTTGGTGGCCGGCTCTGGTATTATGAGAGCGCGGACGCCATCGCGACCGTGAACACCTCGGGCTATTTCACCAACGGTTATGCTCTCGGCATGCGCGTTGGTGACACGGTGATCGTCCGCGACACCGCAACGCCCACGACCAGCCTTTGCACGGTGATTACCGCTAGCTCGTCGACCGGCATCGCCGATGTCAGCGACGGCACGGCCATTGCGCAGACCAATAGCGACTGAAACGTTCCTCTCCCAGTCGTCCAACTCAAGGGTCGCCCTCATCCGGCGGCCCTTCTTTTTTGCAAGAAGGAGAAACCACTTGACGATACGACCGATGTTCGGCCGCCTGTTTCGCGGCGAAGAGGTACGGCAACGTTACCGCATCACGGTGGAGCTTGGCGGCAAGATCGAGGACGTGCTCGACCGCGCCTATTGGGTGCACGTCTCGCGCCAATTGCGCACTGGAGACGTCATCGAGGCCCGCGCCGAAGACAATGCGTGGTATGCCGAGATTCTCGTCCTCGACGTGATCCAGACCGCGATTGGGGTGGCAATCCCCACCATGGCCCTACTGTTCCACGTCGACTTGAACGATGCCGACAAGTCGCAGGCGACCGAGACCTATCATGCTGAGTTCAAGGGCGCGGCGAAGTTCGTCATCATCCGCGACAGCGACAAGGCAATGATCGAGCGCGACATCCCGACCAAGGAACGCGCCGAGGCCCGCGTTAAAGAGTTGATGGCGGCGTAAATGGCCGACAAGCTCTCGATTTATAACGGCGCTTTGAGACTCTGCCAAGAAAGACGCCTTGCGACCCTGTCGGAGAATCGGGAGCCTCGTCGCCTGCTGGATGCGGCATGGGGTGATGGCAATACCGATGGAGCGGTCAAGGCCTGCCTCGAACTGGGCCAATGGACCTTTGCGATGCGCTCGGCACAGGTCGACTATTCGCCATCGGTCGAGCCGGCATTCGGCTACACCTATGCGTTCGATCAGCCGGAAGATCTGGTGCGGGTGTCGGCTGTCTGTCGCGACCAGTATTTCAAGGAACCGCTGCTCGATTACTCGTCGGAGCGCGGTTATTGGTACGCGCCGATCCCCACCATTTTCGTGCGCTGGGTGTCCAATGATCTGGATTATGGAGCTGACCTGAGCCTGTGGCCGGAAAGCTTCGCCAAGCTGGTAGAGGCATACCTGGCCAATGAGATCGTCGGCAACCTCACGCAGTCCAGTTCCGGCCTGATCGACCGGGTCGAGAAGACATTCAAGGCGGCGCTGACGCTGGCTCGCGGCAACGACATGATGAACCAGCCGACGCGCTTTATGCCGCGTGGGGGCTGGATCAGCGCACGCATGCGCGGGACGTTCTCGCGGGATGCCATTGTGGTGTCCTCGCTTCCTCCTGGCACGGTGCCTACTCCGACCCCAACACCTACGCCGACACCTACCCCAACCCCAACTCCAACACCCACCCCGACGCCTACGCCCACTCCGACTCCTACTCCGACGGCCTGGCCTTATTACGCGGCTGTCCTGGAAGACTTCTAGGTGGCGCAGGCGCTTCTCACTGCCTTCAATCGCGGGCTGATTTCTCCGCTCGCCTTGGCGCGCGTCGACTTCAAGCGGACGGCGCTCTCGGCTGAAATCCAGACCAACTGGATGCCGCGCGCGCTCGGGTCGATGATGTTGCGGCCGGGGACTGGATATCTCGGCACCACGCGCAACAGTTCCAAAGCCATCACCATCCCGTTCGAGTTCGCGATCGACGACACGGCGGATCTGGAAATCACCAATGGGGTGATGCGGGTGCGCGTCAATGACTCGCTGATCACGCGGTCCTCCGTCACGACCGCCATCACCAACGGCACCTTCAACAGCGATGTTTCAGGCTGGTCCGATCAGGATACAGGCTCCGCTGTCTCGCAATGGGCGACGGGCGGCTATCTATCGCTCAAGGGGACGGGAACGGGCGCTGCGCGTCGCAGGCAGCAAGTCACTGTCTCCGGCGGCAATATCGGCGTCCGGCACGCGCTCAACATCGTCGTGGCACGCGGCCCGGTCAAAATCGCGGTAGGCTCCACGGCGGGCGGAGACAATTACATTGCTGAAACCGAGCTGGGGACGGGCTTTCACTCGCTTGCCCTCACCCCCAGCGGCGACTTCTACATCGACCTGTTCAGCTACAAGGAATATGTCTCGCTGCTCGATTCCATCACGATTGCCCCATCCGGCACGATGGAGATCACCGCACCTTGGGCGGAAGCCGACCTGACGAGCCTGCGCTGGGATCAGTCGGGGGATATCATATTCATTGCCTGCTCGGGCTACAGGCAGCGCAAGATAGAGCGCCGCGCTACGGATAGCTGGTCGATCGTGGTCTATCAGTCTGATGACGGTCCGTTCAAGGTCCAGAACACCGGCCCGATCACGATCACGCCGTCGGCCGTAAAAGGAGATGTGACGCTCACCTCCTCGGCTGCGCTGTTTCGCTCAACCCATGTCGGGGCCTTGTTCAAACTGGTCCAGACCGGACAGGCGGCGTCGGTCGAGATTACTGGGGAAGATCAGTTCTCCGATCCGATCAAGGTTGTGGGCGTCGGCAATTCGCGGGCGTTCGGGATCATCGTCACCGGGACATGGACAGCCACCCTTACCCTGCAATATTCGATCAGCGCGCCAGGAGACTGGATCGACGCCACCAGCGGCAGCTTCACGACCAACGTCTCGGAAAGCTACAACGACAAGCTCGACAACCAGGTTCTCTATTATCGCATCGGCTGCAAGGCGGGGAATTACACGTCCGGCACTGCGACGGCATCGATTTCCATCTCCTCGGGCTCGCAGACGGGCATTGCGCGGGTGACGGGCTTCACCGATACCACGCATGTCTCGGCGCAGGTATTGCAGGATTTCGCGAAGCCTACGGCCTCTTCCGATTGGTCGGAAAGCTACTGGTCGGATTATCGGGGCTATCCTTCTGCGGTTGCCTTTTATGAAGGCCGTCTGTGGTGGGCTGGCAAGGATCGCATACAGGGATCTGTGTCGGATAATTTCTACAGCTTTGATGACGCCGTTGAAGGAGACTCGGGGCCGATCAACCGTTCGATCGGCTCGGGGCCAGTCGACAGGATCCACTGGCTGCTTCCGCTGCAAAGGCTCATGATCGGCGCCGGGGGCAGTGTGTGGGCGGCGCGCTCATCGTCACTGGATGAGCCGCTCACGCCGACGAACTTCAACCTCAAGGCGATTTCCGGGCAAGGGGCCGCTGCGGTCGGCGCGGTCAAGATCGATACCAATGGCTCGTTCGTCCAGCGCTCGGGCGCCAAACTGTTCCAGACCGCCTATAATTCCGATGTCTACGATTATGAGGCAACTGATCTTGCCGCGCATGTGCCAGAGGTGGGGATCCCCTCTATTGTTCGGGTGGCCGTTCAGAGGCAGCCGGAGACACGGCTGCATTGCATTCGGTCGGACGGAACTGTGGCCATTCTCATCTTCGATCCCAATGAGGAAATCCAATGCTGGGTCGACTTCGAAACCGATGGCACGGTCGAGGATGTCTATGTCCAGCCTGGGGCGATCGAGGACAAGGTCGTCTATACGATCAAGCGAACGGTGAACGGGGCCGCTGTCCGCTATCATGAACGCTGGGCGATGGAGTCGGAATGCGTCGGCGGCACCATCAACAAACAGGCTGATGCGTTCGTGGCAGGGACGGGGTCGGGAGCCTCGATCGGCGGTCTCGATCATCTTGATGGCCGCAGCGTCGTGTGCTGGGCTGATGGGCAATATAAGGGCGCTTTCACGGTGGCCAGCGGGGCGATCTCTGTTCCCTACACCCAAGGCTATTGCGTGGGCCTTCCCTACACGGCCCAATATAAATCGACCAAGCTTGCCTATGGCGTTACCGATGGCATGACTGCGCTGTTGCAAAAGAAGCGGGTTCACTCACTCGGGATCATCGCGAGGAACATCCATCCGACTGGCCTTCGCTACGGGCCGTCGTTCGATTTCATGGACGACCTGCCGTTGGTTGAATTTGCCGACGACGTCGATCAGGGGACGGTGAAGGAAGTCTACGACGCGGAAGAGTTCACGTTTCCAGGCGATTGGTCGACCGACAGTCGCCTCTGCCTTGAAGCGGGGCCGATGAAGCCGGTGACGTTATTGGCTTGCCTGATTGGATTGGAAACCAATGCTCGTGGCTAGGCCAGCCACGGCGGAGGACGTGCGCAAGGTTTATAGCGAGACGTGCAGCTTCAAGGCGCGGGCCGTGGATCTTGACGGACAATTGGCGGGCGTGATCGGCATGACATTGACACGGCCTGCTCGGGGAATCTTCTGCTGGTTCTCCGAGGAGTTGAGGCCGCATCTCAAATGCCTGACGGTCCTGCGGTTGCTCAAATGGCTTGAGGGGGAAATCAAGGCGTCGCCCTTGCCTGTGTTCGCGATCCGCGAGCGCGGGGAGAAGCGGGCGCCGCATATCCTGAAACGGCTCGGGTTCCGGTTCTGGGACCGGATCGATGGCGAAGCAGTTTACATCTGGGGGCATGACTAATGGCACAAGCCGCGCCTTTCATTATGCTTGCCGGGGCTGGGCTATCCGCTGGGGG